GTTACTGGTCCTTTAAATGTAGTATTTGCCATGTTTATATCCTCCTAGTTTTGCGAACATAGTCTCTAGGCCGTCGACTGTATTCGTCTATGTTCTTTTAATTATACAGTGTCGAGAATATACTCTTATTTTAAATAGAGTGCAAGAGATTGCGTAGTGAAAGTGTACTTTCTGAAATGTAGCTTTTTATTACGTAGCTACTGAAACGCTGGGTGCAGCATCATCTATTTTATTAGTAAGATTTGCTATTTTAGCTTCTTCTTGCTTAATAGTGTTGACAACTTCTCTAATTTTATTGTCGATTCTTACCATATCCAAAGTATATCTTTGGTTATCACGCTGCTGGACTGCCCACTCTGTCTCGAGACCCCTCTTCGTTTTGTATAGGTCCCTTATGTGCGTTTGCATTATCAACCTCCTCATAGGTTATCCAAACTTTGGATTTATTAGTAAATCCATCTTTTTCCCAGATAATATCATTTTTGCCTAGTTTGTCAACTAGTGTATTTTCGAAAGATTTACTGTTGTCTTCACAACTGATTTCGAAATCTGCATAATATCCGTAAGCTCTTATTTGTACTCTGAAGTCCATATTTACCTTTTGTCTTTAAAATGGGGCGCTTTTAGGGCGCCCCATTAAATTATTTAGATTACGCTCCTGGTGATCCGAAGATACCTCTAGGGTCTGAGAATCCAAATGAATATCTCTCTCTAGCTTTGTATCTAACGTTGCCAGTATCGAAGTCGCCTTCCATAGCAGTTTTGATAGGTGCTCTTACGAACATCTTCATACCGTTAGGCACGTCTGTCTTAATGAAAAACGCATCAGTGTCTGTTAAGAAATGGTTAATCACATAACCTTGTGGTAACATTCCCATATTTGCTAATGCATTAATGTCATTGTCAGCTGTACCAGTTCTACCTTGAGACTTCATTAATCTTTCCGCTGTGAATTGTAATTCACTTGGAATGATCATTTTTACGCCTCTAGCAGCAATCTTCATGCCTCTTTCGTCTGTCAATGCAGCGATGTCGATCATTGATTGCTCTAAGGAAGTTTCATTTAAGTCAGCACTTGTGCTTAACTCATTTTTGAAAGTTCCAGATAGAGTTGGATGGTCATCTGCGCATAACTCTTTGCCGTCTCCGCCTTTGAAGTTAGAGTCGAATGCATTGTTAAGTACCGATGCAGCTTTCACTTGTTTAGTGTTTGCCATCGATCTTGCTAATGCTTTTGTATATCTAGACGCAAGTCTGTCATACAAGTTGTCTTCGATCGCTTCTTCTGTGATAGCGAATGCAAGAGCTATTGTTTCGTGTTGGTAACGAGATGTGAAAGTCTCTTGAGCATCATCGAATGATACACCTTGACCTTCTGCTTTAGTCTGCGCATTTCCGAAACCAGATAACATTACTTCTTCTTCAAAAGCTCTGTCACTGTTTTCTGTGTCGTAGATTTCAGCATGCTCGTTATCGTATCTTTTATACTCCAGGCCGAATAGTGCATTCAATCCTGGCTCTAGTTCTTTAACTAGTTGTTGTCTTGATATTGCCATAATTTATTCTCCTATTATATGCCTGTTGCTAAAGATCCAACTAAGTACTGATGCAAGTTAACTTTTACGATAACTGAACAGTTCGCAGCTGTTTGATCTTGGTTTTCAACGTCTTCTGCAATTCTAACCATTCTCAATTGTTTTGCAGTTGTTGCTGCAGTTGAGATGCCTAGTCTTAAAGAAGATCGTCCGTTTGTGTCGTCACCGGCTGAAGCAGTTGTTGCATAAGTTAATCCAACTTTAGATTTTCTTAATGCTAATGTGCCTCCCAGTGTAGCGTCTGTTGCAATGATGTATTCTTGAAAAGGATCATCATTCACGAATGCTGTTACGTCTTCACTATTCGCTGGAGTTACTCCACCTTTGTAGAAATTACTAAAAGTTGGTTTTAAAGTAGTACTGTCCGTAAACGTTACTCCATTTAAAGTTCCAACCATAGCAGTTCCCGCAGCGGCTGTTACGATATATCCACCTGTTGAGGCGCTTATATCAACTTTTACAGGCTCTCCATTATAAATAGCGTTTGATTCGCCAGCATCGATCTCGTATTTCGACTGACCTTGAATAGCAGGTGTGTTTCCTACTCTCATAGCCGGTCTTAATCCGAATCCTTGTCCGTTAGCGTTAGCCATAGTTTTTTTTCTCCTTATAAAATTTCAGTGATTTAGGAATCGCTAAATAATTAACTTTTCTTTGTACCACCGAAGGTTACACGTGTTTGCCTCTCTTGATTGATTGGCATACTTGGGTGCTCTTCCTTCATAAGGTCGTTGTTTACGGCGTCGTCTCGATCTTTAGTTTGTCTTCTAAAATAATCTTCACGCGCTTTTGCAACCTCTTCAGGTATCCTAGCGAGCACTAGGCCACCAACTCCGATCACTCCTGCATACTTACCTTCTTTAACAGTAGGATAATCAGTACCTGGATATGCATCAGCTCTTACAAGCTCCCATCCAGATCTTATTTTACCTGACATGTTCTTTGTATCATCAAAGCCCATAGTCTCGGTTCTTATCCATCTGTGCCTAAATCCATCTGGCGCAGGGGGTGCATCTAAAGATGACGGTGGAGTCCAAGTGTTAGGTCTTTTGACCTTGTCTCTTGTTTGACTCGCGTGAGAAGTTCTTATTTTTTTATCTTCCATGTTACGCTCCTTCCTTCACGTTTAATTGTTTTGCGTACTCTTCGAGTGGCACACCTAATCTTTTAGCGATTGCTACTTGTGATGGTGTGAGCTTCACAGTTTTTCTGCGACCTGTACTAGCCGGTCGTCTTGCTGAAGCTACAGTTTGAGCAGGTTTTGCTCTTTCTGTAGTATTGTCCGCCACCTTATCAAATTTCTGTGGAAATTCAACCCTTAATCTTTTGTCGATTTCCTCATAATATTCGTCAGATTGTGGATCATACCCTTCCTTCTCTACGAGTGTTTTATGCATGTCAAATGCAGTGTATGTCATAGCAGTATCGTTACCAAACCAGCTATTTCTAGCTGCCCAAGCTTCTGCTTTAGGGTCAGATCTAACAGGTTGTTCAGCTTGTGAAGGGCTGACATTAACTTGTTTTTCTTCTTTTGGTTCTTCTTGCTGCGACTTTAAAGAAGCTAATCTAACTGCATCTGCATTTAGAGTTGCCATTTGTTCTTGTGCTTTGACCTGTGCATCTACATCTCCTGCTTCGATAGCTGTTCTTAGAGCTGATCTTGCAGCGTCCATGTTTGATTTAACTCTTGTTTCAAACTCAGACACATAAGATTTATCTGCTTTAACAAATCTACTTTGTAGACTGTCTCTTTCAGATTTTACACTTTGAGCAAATGCTAAAGCTTCTTCTTTTTGTCTTTCTGCTTCACGCATCTTTCGAGTTAATTTAGCGATACGTTTTTGAACTCCATCGCTATAAGCTTTTAACTCATCTGCTTTCTCATCTTTTGTTTCTTCAGTTTTAGTTTCTTCAGGTTTTTTTTCTTCTACCTGTTCAACCTCAACTTTCTCTTCTTCAACGGGTTTTGCTTGCTCCGTCGGTTTATCTAAATCGATTTCAGTTTCGACTTCATTAGCCTCACCTACATCAATTTTATTTGTTTCTTCTTCTTGCATAGTTCCTTCCTATGTTAAATGTAATGAAGAACTGATTCGGGATCTTTTATCGTCCCTAACACTTCATCATCGTTTAGTATTCGCACTTCTCCACCTTCTATTGGTAATCTTGAACCAGCATATCTGGCAAAGATAACCCAATCTCCTAATTTACACCAAGGTTCTTTAAATCTATCTTTGTCTGCGTAACAAAGATCACCCATTTTCAAAACATAACCACAGTTTGTAGCTATTCTTGATTTATCTAAAGACTCTTGGGAAAAAATAATTCCACCTTTAGTTTTCTCTTTCGGTGTGAAAGGTAAAACTAACATCCTATAACCTACAGGTTCAGGTAATTGATCTACTTGATCTTTTATATTATCAGGGTCTAGCCTTTTTGTTGCTGACTCCTCCGCTTTGTATTTCTCTTCTAGTGCGTTTCTAGTTTTTGGGATCTCTTTTTGTGAGATCGATGACTGTTCCTTCATTGTCTTTTTGCTCCTTTTCATTTAGCAGGTTAGAGATTTCCTGAAGCATCGTACTATATGCACGTGCCTGTCCTACTAGATATTTATAGTTTTCGTAATTGTCAACCCCTTCTACCATTGTAGCTGAGATTAATTCTATGTCTTGCTTTATTCTTTTTTGCAATCTACCTATTATTACCAATGGGTCCATTATTTAAAGTCCTCCAATGATTCTAATTTATCTTTTGCATCCGCTATTTTAGCTAGAAGTTTATCTACTTCATCTAAATGTTGTGGATGTTCGCCAATACCGACTGGGTTATTAAGATATATATTAATAACAGCGTCTGCCTCAGCTATGTCTGCTTCGTATCTAGCGCGAAGTGCGCTTACCATTCCTACTCTGCTCACGTTTTCCTTCCTTTCCTAATTGCTTCTTTACCTCTTTTAAATATGCTAGCCACCTGCGCCTTACCCATAACTTTCGCTCTTTGCTCGCCAACTGTGAGAATTTGTATTTTTCTCGCAAAGGGTTTGCTGACTCGTTTAACTTTAGCCACAGTCGCTCTAGCGTCCGCAGGGGTCGCAAACTTAATACCAACAGTATCTTTAGGATTTTCATCAGTGTACAGTCTCCTACCAGAACCTTTAGGTTTTTTACCTGTACCTACTTTAGGATCTTTTTTTCTTCCCACCGATAACTCCTTTTAAAGTTTTAGCTTGACCAGCATGTAATTTAGAGGCTTTCTTTAAACCTTTAATTACCTTCTTGATAGCTTTTCTTTTTTTTAACATTTCCATCTCCTTCTTGCCTGACGGATACGTGAGTTCGGATCGTTTCTTGTTTTTGCTGAAGCTCTTTTGAGCTGACCTAGTGATCTTGCGCAGTATGATTTTCTGCGTTTAGCAGCTTTTGATCCTGGTTTCACTTTACCAGTCACGGCTGTTTTTAGTTTGGAGCCGGGATTTAATCTTCTGTAAGCTTTGACACCGGCTCGTGTCATGCCTGCTCCAGACTTTGTAGGTCTAAAGTTCTTTTTGTTTCTTGATGGCATACCGCCTTTTGCTAAATATGCTCTCATTAAATCATTCCCTTATAATATTTTTTATAACTTGGATTAGATAAATTAACACCACCATATTCACCTTGAATATTTGGTCCTATGTATCCACCTGTTGCTGCTTTTTTTCTTTTAGCAAAAGTTGCTGCTCTTGATGGTGTTGGACCTGTATTAGATTTTGCTTGTTTTCTTGCTACGGCACCCGCACGCTGCCCTTTGGACATCGCTCTTGCTTTTGCAATGGGCACGCATTTTGGATATTTTTTTCTTTTTTCTCCACCACTCCGACCACATTTCGGGTATGAACCATCCGATCGCTTGTTTGCAATATCTACCCAGTTCTCTTGGACCCATGATCTTAAACCTTTTTTAGCCATTACGAATTCTTTCCGTAAGCTCTGCCTTTTCCTCTCTTACAAACACCACCGCCTTTACCATACATAGGTCTAGCCATTCCGCCACCCATTTTCTTAGCTCTTTTTTTACCGCCTGGTGTTACTTTACCGGAACATACTGCAGATGCGTACATGTTAGCATATGCTGAGGGATATACTTTGAATTTTCTTTTTGCTGCTGCTTTTCCTCTTGGACAAAGTTTAGCCATTATCTTTTCCTTGCTGTTTGTTTTGCTCTCGCAAAATTAGCTGCTGTTGGTGCACCCTTTGCACCTTTTTTTCTCATCTTACCACCACGTTTTCTTTTAGCATGAATGTTTGCGTATAAACCTGGACCAGCCATTATTTTTTTCCTCCGCCAAATTTTCTAACTCTGCCACCTTTTTTCATGTAGCCCATTTTATTTCTGACGTGTGTTGGTAATTTAGCTAAACCTGGATTTTTTTGTTTGTCTACAG